GATCTCCCATGATGTCTGGCTTTCCGCCCTTGAATAAGTCTTTGTCCACATCAATGGCACGAACCCAGCCCTGCTCATCAGGATTATGATCTGACTTGCGAGCAGCGTGTCTGGTATCACCGATCCAACCATCCGATGTGCGGTCACGATCTGGGAACGAATCATCGAACTGTTCGCGTAGCTGTATCGCTGCCTTACTTAGCTTCGGCTTCATCGATCACACTCGGTGTGGATTGTTCCGCTTCTGGGTTTAGATAGCGTTGATAGTCTGAGTTGGCAAACTCCATTGGTATCCAAGTAACTAAACCTTGTTCATCTGTACGCTTCAAAGTTTCATTACCTAGTTCGTCCATAATAATTTCATATGTGTATGTCATTTTACAACTCCGCGCTTGCTGTGTAGTGGAAATCCATCATATTTGATTGTGCAATACCTGTGAAAATGTTAAAACCGTCCACGCCAATATCTGCAATAGAGGCTGGCGTGTAATTTACATTTGTGCTGATTTGGCGAATACGGTTTGAAGTTCCGCCGTTGCTTGAATAAACCGTCACGCTTGGTGCAACACGCTTTGTCACTTTCCAGCGTGTGCCTTGTGTGTAGTTTGAATCTGAGTATGACGATACTTTATTGGCTGACTCTGTGGCAGCCGTAACGAAAGTCTGCTCATAGTACCTCTGGCAAGCGGCTAATTCTCCTTGGATGTTTCCCCCTGCGCGTGAGAAAGTTGTAGCGACTGATCCAATTTCTAACTGAACGCCTGTTACCTCGTAGTAATCAGCAGCCCCAGCCGTGCCAGTTGGAGCGTAATACAGGTTCATAGATAAAGCAGTCGAAGCACTATTTATAGTGCCTGTGTAAGTAAATCTTTGCCAAGACGTTGTCAAAGTTGCTGTCGAAATAATTGCGCCTGATGAACCTGTCATACCTGTCCAAAGATTTTGGTCTGTTCCTGTGCCTTGTTCTAATTGCACATTTAGTACGTTACTTGCACCTGAATAATTTGCACCAGCGCGAGCATAAAAGGAGAGAGTAACTGCCTTACCTTGAAGTGGAATTACATTTACAGTCTCAAAACTTGAAACCATATTGAGGTTCGTGGTGCTAGTAGAACCAGAATTGCGAGCATTTCTTAGGCAATACTGAAATCCAGTTAATGATGCTGCTTGTCTTGTTACTGTGCTATTTGCATTGTTTCCACAAGCCCAGCGGTCAGCGGTGTAAAAGTTGCCTGAGGTCGTAGCAAAAGATGTTCCTCGTTGCCAAATGTCCATACCGCCATTGATAACAAAGTTTTTACCAGCCTCGGTTGAACCCTGCCAGCGCAAGCCTGTTGAAGTGGAACTATCTGCTACGAGTGTCTCACCGTTGTTGCCTACTGAAAGAACTGCTGGAGTATCGTTCGCGCTTGCTCCTAGAAGATCTCCTTTAGCTGCGAAAATTGTTGGTGAGATACCAGCAGCATCGGCAGACCATACAAAGTCCATGTCTGTGTTAGACGCTTTAGCAAGGACTTGACCAGTTGTGCCACCCTTTAAATCGACCAGAGAAGCATCGATAGCATCGCCTAGAGTCTCAATGGCTACTGCGCCATCTTTAACTAAGTCTGTGCTGGTTGGTACTTGCCAACCAAAATTAGGGGTTGTAGTTGCCATTAGGTTAGAGCTCCGATCGCTTTAGACCACTGTAGTGTACCATTTACGCCACTCCAGATGGTGTTAGTTGGAATTACTGTTGCCCATGTCGGGGCTATAAGAGAAAAGTCTGTTGGTGAGACATAGATAGTGCAATCGACAAAAGATGCATTGGCTCTGAGTGAGATGCCCTCTACAAAGCCTGAGAAGTACCCCTCGAACATGTTGAAGGGCAGATTAGTGATAACTACTGGCTCACCAAAAAAAAGGTTTATAAGGTCATCTCTAAGGGCATCTGGCATTAAAGGATTGTCAAGTCTAAAAGTAATCTGGTCAAGCTGTGTTCTAGGCACTGAGCGCAGGGCTAGATCGCGCTCGATGATGTCCTCGATGTCTGCCAGATAGCGAATGTTCGAGTCGAATGTCCTTTGGTAGCGACCATAGGTAGTGATAGAAGCATCGTCTGTGGCTGAGTATGTGCTGCCGTAGTCATTGCCATAGCGCACAATCTCGCTATTACGAATCTTGCCGATCTGAAGAATTGACTTAACGCTGGCAGGGGATGCGTAATTGCCATCTAACTGGGTTGAGCCATTAGCTGCTAAATAATTGCTTCTATGATCCGCGTCTGCATATGAAATTCGCCCCTGCTTGTCCTCGTAAAGGTTTCCGAGTGCGCTGTCTGCTATCTGCTGGACTAAGGTCTGGGTGTTGCGATCAGCAGCTGAAAGATTATCCATCTGATATAGACCAGAATCAATCTCACCCAATCCGACATTCTCAGCATTAGCCCATGTGGTAGTTGGATCGTAATCTTCCCATTGCAGGGAAGGTGCAACCTCTTGCCATTCATTGACTAGGAGATCTTGCAAGATGATGGCTATCTGTTCGCCATCCAATCCATGAGCTACAGAATCTGTGTAGATGGCTTTAGGCAGTTTAGCCAGAGCACCGACTGCAAGGATTGTGCCTAATGTGACAAAGCCTGTTTCTTCTGGACTTCTAACTGAAGTGGAAAAGTCTGAGACTGTGCCACCGAATACGACAACATAATCTCCATCGCTGTCTTTAAGCTCTAAAGTCAGAGAATCTGTTACATCGATGTCAAAGAGTGCATTGGTAGAGTTGATGATGTCCATGCGGGCATAACCTGCTTGGCATTGGCGATCGATGTCGATGCGCCCTGTAGTGAGATTAACCCCAGTTACATTGGTATAAACAGTCGTGCCGACTGTGATGCGCCATTCTGGAAGCCATGTCATACTGCAAGAAGTCCTGTGGAACTAGTGCCTCGCTGGTAAGACTGACGGACTACATCTTCCACGGCTCTAGCAATAGCCTCTGGATCACCGATACCAGCCTGAATTGTGATGTTATAAGAATTAGCAGCTTGTGCTGCATAGCGTGAGCCACTTACTGCGCCAGATACTCCTGCTCCACCCGCTAAACCTTGCAACAAAGATGATCTAGCAATGCTTTCTAGATCAACAGTGGTCGCCATCGATCCAGCAGCCGAAGCGTTCTGCATATCTAACAGATCAGCAAAAGCATTGGCACGCGCTGATGCTGCTTCTGCATATTCCAGAATTGCCCCGATAGATCCACCTGCTGTGGAAATTGGTGCGATGTAATCTCCTGCTGGAATACCAGAGCCTAAAGTTGCGCTGGTTGGTAATGATGCTTTAGCTTGAGTATTAGCCTGGGCAAGTAGTCTAAGCATTTCTTGAATACTAGCCAAAGCCTTGTCTAAGTTGCTTTGATTGATTAGATCAACAGGCTTAAGGCTATCAAGGATTGACTTGATGTCTGCAAGTTTTACATTCTGAGCAGTCAAAGCACTAAAGATTTTAAGATCTTCATTAAGTCTCTTGGTTGCAGCAACGATGGCTGCTTCATCCTTAGAAGCAATAGCATCTTCTAAATCCGAGATTGACTTCTTGATGTTTAGACGAGCAGTATCATTGGCAATCTGTAGAAGTTGCGCTTGGCTAGTTGCCTTGCCTAATTGCTCGGCTTGGTTAGTAAGAGCTGCTGCAACTTGGATCTTATCCATGTCAAAGACTTCTTCACCTTTAAGAAGGGCAAGATTAGCCTTGTCGATCGCAGCCTTTAATCGTGCAGCCTTTAATGCTTTTGTTTCTTCTGCTGTTAATTTAGTTTTAGTCTTAAGGGTGCGAGCAGCATAGATAGATTGAAGTCTGGCTAGATCTGCCAATCCTTGAGCATTGATACCGCTCTGTCCACTAGTTGATGCTCTACCAGCTGCATTTAATGCAGAAATGTAAGCACCAAGAATAGGGATCATTTGGATGTCTAAGAATCCAACCCCCGGCAATCCTTTAAGTTTTTCAATCATTACACCGATACCACGAATGACATCTGCCGTGTAGATAGCAACATCTTGCATAGAACTTGCAAGGTTATCAACGGAATCTTGATCGCCTAAACCTTTAAGGGCATCGATTAAACCTGTACCGATGATCTCAGAAGCGTTGGCAGCAGCAACGCCTAACTTATCGATTGAACCTTGAAAAGTATTAGCAGATTCTGTTGCTGCTCCCTTAAATGTTCCTTCAAGCTGGGAGATAATATCCTCGAACTTGCCAGCCTTGAGATCTGCCTTTGATATGCCTACACCTAATCGAGATAACGCAGCATTGTTCCCCAGGTATGCACGACTTAACGCTCCTGTAACAGATGCTAAATCTTTACCAGTTGCAGCACTTATATCTAACGATAGATTGAGAAGTCTTTGTGCTTCATTAGTATTCTGTGTCGCGACCGCTAGTGTCTGATAAGCAGGGCGCAACTTGTCATCAAGAATGCCGAACTCAGTCTGAAGTCTCTGAATGTAATCCTCAGAAGATGCGGCATCTCGCCCTAAACCAACATTCTTAAGAGCTAGGGCTAACTGCTTTTGAGCCTTCTCATCTTCTGCTGCTGCTTTAACGGCAGCCTTACCATAAGCCAGAACCGCTGTTGCACTAAATGCTAAACCAAAAGCACCTGCAAGTTTTTTAACATTCTTGGTGAGTTTATCCGTTGATGAATCTGCTTGCTTAAAGGCTTTATTGCCTGTGAACTCCGCAGCAATGTCAATCATTACATTAGCCATGATTAGCCTCTCGCTCTTGCATTAAGTTTATCTGCTGCGTTTTTAATAGCTGCCAATACTGCTTCTCTAGCCTTGCCATTGTTTTCTTCATAGGCACGGAACAAAGCGCGACCTTCCATCTTCTGATCGCCCTTCATCTGGGAGCTGTACTTGCCTTGCTGATTCTGTACAAATCGGCTTTGTGGAGTCTTACGCCCCATAGTTTCATAGATCGCTCCAGCAGCACTCTTATTGAATACGCGAGCAAGAGATCTAAAGCCTCTGCGATTAGGCTTGGAAGGTGTGGTCTTATAACCAATGCCACCCTTTACAATTCGAGCGTTATAAACAGGAAAGCGCGCATCTGAACCTTCACGCGCTAACCATCCGCTCAACACTTGACCATCATCTGGCAGATAGCCCTTAGCAGCCTTTGTAATAGGCTTTAGAGCTGCTGCAACCTCTTTGGGTAATGCTTTGGCAAGATCAGGACTGAAAGCGCGTAGAGACTTTCTAAGAGCGATTCCGCCCTTTACGCTTGCTGGCATCGCTCACCTCTTTCGCTTCATCCTTAAGCCCTTGCACTAATGCATCGAGCATGGTCTTATCTAGATCTAATAACTGCTGTGGCGCGATTCCCAATCTAATGCTTAGCCTAGCGATTAGATAGGTGAACGGAAGATCGCGCTTTAAGCTAAAGGGTCTGAGTCTAATACCTCAACACTCTTAAGTGTCTCGATAAACTCAATCCCGAAAGGCTTAACAGATTCACCTGCTCTGCGTGTTACTTCCCATGCTAACCAATAGACATCGCTCTGCTTTTCTTCATCGCGGAACGCCTTATGGAAGCCCTTTTTAGCGTATTGCTCGAATGAGTACTCCACTGCTGGAGTGATCTCGCCTTCCAATACGCTTCCATCTGTACGAACTATCTTTAGTTTTGCCATGAGTTTGCCCCTTTATAGTTTGTTTAGAATGTGCCAGTTGTGGCTACTGCAACTGTTGAGTTAGCAGTAAATGTGATCGACTGTGTAGACATATCGCCAACAGCACCATTGATGTCTGTTGTGTTGTTCACTAGAAGTGAGACAGTGTATAGAGGGTTAGTCGCTGAAACGGCTGTTCCCTTTTCCTGTAGAAATACACATGTGACTGTTGTACCCCATGCAGCTTGTAGTGTTGCCAATACATTCGCTGATGCTGTGTCATTTAGGAAGTCGATTGTTACAGATGATGCTTCCAAGCCCTTAACGAATTTGTGTGCTGTGTCACCCATCGCTGTGACTTCCAATTCGTCAAATGTGCGATTCAGAGTAATAGATGTTACATGGTCTGAAAGATCAACGGAGTTAATCTTCACACCGACTTTGTTATTTAGAAATACAGCCATGAGATTATTCCTCGTCTTTCTTGGTAGGTGCTGGCTTTGGTGCTGGTGTGCTTACTTGCCC